TGCTGTTACTGTTGTGCTTAATTCGCTGAAAGCGTTTTCAGTCATAACAATCGGCATGCCAGAACCAGATACCCTATAAAGGTCAACTAGTTGCATAGCTCCATCACCTGCACGTTGAGCGGCCAACAAAAGACCAAAATCTTTAAAAACTTCTGTTGATGAACCAATTACAACATCGGTTGAACCTGTGTTGATTGGCTTTGCTGTAAATCTAGCAGTATCGCCAATTGTTAAACCGATTGTTCCTGATCCTCCTGTTAAATCAATTCCAAAATTAGGAATTGTTACGGCTACACCTGTCGCAATTGTTAAAGGTGTTGCTGTAATTTTTAAAGCATCGTTTTGATATTCACCTGCTGCACCTTGTGCAAAGTCAACATCAGTATAAGCATAAACATCAACTTCAGTAGCAGAAACCGCAACAACTACATACTCAGAATATTTAACGTCAACTGCTGAAGATATAGCAAGACTTGCAATCCCTGTTGTAGCATCTGAAACGCTTGAACCTTCAACATTTTCCAAAGTGGAAACACTACCGCCAGTTTCTGCGCCTGTTACAGTAGGTGCTTTACCTAGTAATAATTCATATAAAAAGTTCGGATATTCTCTTAAAGTTAAAGTTACTTCATTTGTAATTAAACCCCTTTCAACTTGCCAAGGGTATTTAGAAGACCCGCCGTTTAAAGGTACTAGTTCACCACTGCTTGCAATTTCTGCAGAGCCTAGAACTTTAGCAGTCCCATATGGCTCACCATTACAAATATTATAAGCGGTCAATTGATGTATTCCGAAAATTGTTTTTGGTTGTGATAACATGTGTTTTACTCCATATAAAAAAATTATAAATAAATTGTTCCTGTTACGTGAATGCCTCCGACTTTAAAATCACTACCTTTGTTAAGTTCAAAATCTTGAGGTGTAAACTCTGTAACACTTAAAGGAGATGCCCAAGCAAATTTTTTATAATTATCTTGAATTACTTCCTTTAATGCTCTTGTATATCTTAAAACTTTTGTCTCTGTACCGCTTCCATATGTACCATAATCATTTGCATAATATGTATTACTATTATCAAAAACTACACTTATAAACATTGTTATAGTTGTTTGTGTTTTTGTGCCTATTGTGCTGCTATCTAAACTTACAAAACCATAATATATAAAAGGGCTTACATTAAGTACTTGATCTGTTATGTCATTATAATAATTTTGTGGTAATATATCAGTTATATTAAAATCGTCGTTTTTTTCTGCGTTTATTTCAGTAATTTTTATATTTAATTCAGTTTGTATTAATTGAATTATACTATTTCTAAAAACTTCTATATCATAATTACACGACATTTCCAACCACCTCTAATTTAGCGGTTACATAGTCTTGTAAAATTCTTTTTAATCTTATTATTTGTGCGTCATCAATAAATAAAAATTTTCTTGCTGGCATAAATTCAGTTCCCTCTTGCACAAACTTGGCATAAGGTACTTTTGTTCCCTGTACAAGTGATTGTTTACCGATATTTCTTATAGTATCTTGGTTGCCTGTGCCTGTTACTGAGTCACGCAAATCACCATCAAAAACTAATATAGGAGCAGTAGGTCTTTTTTTCTGTTTAAATGCTTTGTATTTTGGTGATAAAGGAGGGTATTTTCCATCGCCTTTTAATATAAAGTTTTTCTTTGTATTTTTAAATATATCTCTTGATATTTCCCCCATAGGAAAGCGTAAATCACCAACCGATTTTATAGCTTTATTTAGAGCGTTTTTAAATTGGTTATCGTTGTCAACTTCATAAGATATAAAACCCGTTACCATTGTTGTGACTCCATATCAAAAAATGGGGTAATATTTGAATTATTAGGGTCACTATGAAAACTAGCAAGAGGTGAAGTTGGGCTAATTTCTATAGCATCTGGTAAATCATTTTTATTAGCTTTTATGGATGCTAGTAAAGCCATGCTTTGTCTATATGCTGAACCTTCAGTTATTTCTTGCGGAACGCCATCAGCTGGAATAGGTTCTGATTTTGTTAAATCTAATATTTTACTTACACGCCATACAACAAAATCAATTTCTATTTTTTTTAATATTTCTAATGATTCAGCCCCTGTAATAGGTAGCTCATAACGCTCATATATATATGAATTTATTAAGGCGTCTGTTTGTAATAAGAAATTGTTAACAGCTGTTGAAGTTACTTGACTTGTTGTTGTAAAATTGATGCCTTTTAATTCTGCTTCTATATCGTCTATTGTTGCGTATGTCATTTACTACCCTTCGCAAATATTGCAGAATTTTTTATTTAAAAATAGTTTTTGTAATGCTTTGGGAACTTCATCACCAATTTTGTATATTTCATTGCCATATTTAACATTGCAAAGCATGATATATTTTTCTTTTAATTCCTTTTTTGTTATCTCTTCGATAATAACATTTTCAGAATCTTTTTTAATTTTTGTTTTTTTACTTATAGATTTTTTATTTTTTGTTTTTTTTTCCATAACTAAAACTTTTTTTATTTTGTTATCAAAGGGAGGGTCTATGCCCACCCTCCCTTTTTTTTAGAGCTAGCTTATTATGCTACTGCATCTTTAATTAAATAAGCTGCATTAACAGAGCTTAAAAGCTGCTGATACCTATCTAATACGATAATTTCAGTTGCATTAGGTGGATTATCAATAGCATTTTTAAACACTTCTCTAGGAGCACCGAATTGCTGAATTCTGTAACCTAAAGATACTTGTCCTCTTGCTGCTGTTTGTGGAGCTACACAGAAAATTATATTTTTACCCCATACAGCTTGTATTGCGCTTGCTTGACCTTCTGCAGCGCTTTCAAAAACCGCAGTACCAACAAGTAGACGTCTAACATCCATAGCAAAAGCTAGCTCATCTTGTGATAAACCGCCGGGTCTATTGTCTGCATATCCTAGGGCTCTAAGCATTTGCGGATGATACCTTAAAATATTAAATACTTCCCAGCTCATAATTGCAGTGTCTGGAGGAGTTCCAACCGATGAATAAATAGCTTGTCTAGCTGCGTTAAAGTCTTCTAGTGGTGAAGAGTTAGCAGATGTGTAATCATTATATTGATCAGTGCCTGACAATGTTACATTTTGAGTTATTACAGCAGTATCGCCTAAAGTTGTAGCAAGTCCACGCTCTTTACCAAGCCAAAGTTTAGTAGTTAGCTCGCTTGTAGTGTCGCTCATAGCGTCAAAAGGTGCTTCTACGTTTGCAATATCTTCTTCAGTTACAATATCACTTAAACCATGTTTAACTACTTCGTATACTTGAGTAGTATAGTTACGAGTGTCAACTCTAGGAATTTTGTTTTTCCCGATCGTAATATCTGATTCAATGCGTAGGTGTGAAGTACCATAACCGCCAAGTTTACCAGTCGTTTGTTTTACGTTAATTACTGGTAAAATTTCCTCTGAGATATAACCCAAAGGTACTATTTTATTACTAACATTTGTTAATAATTTATCAACAATTGCTCTATTTTGTGATCCTGACATTTTTATATCCTTATTATTTAATTATTATGAACCAAAGTTAAAAAGCGGTAAAACAGCAATAACATCACCTGATACGCCATCTTGTAAAGCTTGGCCGACAATGTTATCAGATGGTAAAGTAGCAACTACAACGTTACCACCATCTACTTTTAAATAATCGCCTTGAGTTATTGAACCGCCTGCAATGCCTTTAGCACCGCCACCGATTGAAGCAATTTCACAAACCTCACCAGCTTCTGGTGCGTTCATTAAAAAGCCTATTGCTTTAGCGTCTGTTAATGCAACATCCACGCCAGAAGCACCAAGCGTAACCGCAGCATATTGATTTCCCGATAAATCCGCAGCTGCTGGCAAATTTAAAATATTATTAGGTACTGGAAAAGAAGCCATTTTTTAAATCCTTTATTTTGAGTTATTATTTAATTAATTTAGCAAGTTCTTGATTTTCTTTTAATGCATATTTAAAAGCATTATCAAAAGTATAACCAAATTCTTTTACTTTATTATCAGCTATTTCGTTTAATTTTGTAATTGCTTGGTCTGCTGAAATTTCAGTGTTTTTTGTTTTATCTGTGCCTTTTTCTTGAA